GTTCTCTCAAATAATATAAACATTAGGTTTTAAACAGAAACCTTGACAGTAAATTAAAACCCCTACTGTCAGAAACCACGAAATCACCTGAGCTAAGAGCATTTCGGTGTAAATGCAATCTGGATTTAATTACGTACATCTTAACCAGCATAAGACTCGAACTCACAAAATGGGAGGTTTGTTAAGCCCCGCGGCATTGTCGCTGTTGCCAATTCCCATGATCATCTCCATGGGTAGAGCCACATATAATTATCGTTCGGCTTACATAGCATCATGCGGCGCCACTGATGGAGGATGTATCAAAGCCTGAACATCATCATCAGTTTCATTAAACAATACTGGTCGCCTACGATGGAAATGTTTTCTCACCCAGCTATAACCAGTATGCACACGTCGCATGAACCAACTTATCGCATACAATATGCACCACCAAACCGTTCTTAGAACAAACCGGACACCCCAAATCATTCCATGCCACCAGTCAACCGCCAAGCATTGACACACTCTACGCGCGTAATGCCAGATGACTGTGTAAAGAATATTTGGATACATCACGACACTTGCAATCACCACGACCAACAACACTGAACCAATTACGCACATGACACGCCTCCAGGGCATAGGTACAAACACACAAACCAACAGCCCCAAAACGATGACACCTAGGAGCAACAAAAATGCATCCAGAAACAAAACGACTGGTATAGCACCAACTCCCAAAACTGGAGTTAACCACACCACTTGCGTAATTAAACTACGCGCGAGAAGAATTAACACGAACAAAACAGCATTTCTCACTGCTGCCCATCCAAACAACAACCATGGTTGCCACTGTTGATATATCTTAGCGGCAATTGAACGCGTTTTCTCAGCGCTAAATCGTTGACTTGCTGCCACTGCAACTTGTCTAAGATCTGGCACTTGAACTTCTCTCATTCTCTCTCGCGCTTTCCCCCGGAGACTATTTGCGAAGCCCACTACAACTCGAACAGGCTCATAATCTCCTTTGGTGATCCTCAATTTCGCAGCAATCAAGCCACGCAAAATCTCATCCCCCAAAATCTGCAAGTTTTCAACGCTCGTTTCCGCAAATTCAGCAACGTGTACATCAATCATGCGTTGGACGGCAACAGGAATCTCTAAATCACGCATACGCTCAATCGCACCGCGTAAAGTAGCTCCTGTACTTTTGCCAACCTCCCGCAAACCATGATTAACACACCACTCACGCAACTCTTGCAATATGGGGTGCACTTTGTCAACGTCTATTTCTGAATATAATTGTTCCATTTCACCCTTGAATTGGTCAAACATTCCTAAACAGACTTGTCGCACAACAGTAATGTGCCCCAGCTGAACAAACGCAGACATTGCTTTGCTCAACATCATCTTGACATCGTGTTTTGAGGTATTTGCCGAATCAGCCTTAGAAGTATATATGGTAAAAATTTTTGAAAACACATTCAAAACATTTTTAACCACAAAACTGCGGCATACACCATCCGCCTCCAAAACTGGAGTCAAGCGCATCCGACAAAAATGCAACTTCGTGTAATCAGAACAGACATTAAACTTCAACTTCACAGACAACCTAGCTGCGTTGTCATTCATATGAGTTACAAGCCATTCTAACGGAACGGTTGCCAACGGGCCAGGGAAATAAAATATACCATCATCTCCCTCGGCCAACCCATTTTGCCACAACGCCAGCTCTCGAACCAACAATTCGAAGGGCATCGTTGACCACGCGGAGAAAAGATCTTTTCCGTCTAAATCCTCATCCTCACGCCAATCAAACATAGTCAACACCAACACTGTAGTTACAAAAATACAGTTCGCCCTGAAATTTCCAATTGAAGTTATGCCTTCACCCGATTGTCTCGATGGAACCATCATCGCACGGTAAAACCTACCTACCAAGCGCACATTTGCTGTAGCCATCTTCAAAAAGAACTCTTCAGCAAAGCGCCTACAACCTTGATTCTTGAACATATACCCAAACCTGCGGCATTCATCCGCACGGTAAATATTTCTAATGTTCTGTTCCATCTTCGAAAAATCAGTTTCAGCATATCTGTTCTTACCCTGCAGTTTATCATGCATCCGTTTCTGTTTCATTTCTTCAGTCAACCCTTTGACAGTCGCATCAGAATAAGCATTCCGAACGACATGCTCAATACGTTTCGTAAACATGAAATAAATGAAACGAGTAACCATGTCAGGACAACAAATCCAACGCACGGCCTTCAACTCATCAGGCACATAAGTTTCTTCTTTCCCAAACGTAGACCACTTCATCTGGTCCAAAAGAAACGAAATTGCGTCAGGTTCATCGTGCATTGCTTGTTGAATACGAACCATACAACTTTCCACTTCAGCCAATTGCGATACCGTGTACTCGGGATGATTTAACTTAAATTCAGCAAATTCCTTTTCCACATCAATTGCTTCAGTTTCAAGAGGTTGTAGCTCTCTATCAAACAAATCTCTGACACCTTGATAAACTGACAACGCAGACTCTTCAGGAATCGGGTCATGAGATCCAAGTCTCACATAAAACCCCTCAGCAATATTCTGGTACTCAACCCTATTTGGAAAGACAGGTGCAAGCTCTGGAATATCTAAGACATTGCTCCGAATGCTCAAAATCTTCCTTTTCAACTTCTCAACACCATTCCCCAGAATATTCTTACCCCGTTCCTTCAACTTACACGGATACACCTTGCAGCCCTCTACAACTTTAGCCAACCCTAAAACCTCACCAGGTGTAGTGCTGTAACCAGCATAATATCTCCCTGGTGCAACTGGCCGCAAGCCACGCGCACTTGATAACACAAGTGATGCAATGAACCGTCTGCCTTGCTCAAAAGTTACACTCTCGACACGAGCTAAACGTTCAATGCAATGTGGAATCAATAAAAGACAAGCAATTATTTCATCCACCATCAACGTGGTTTTATACACATCCGACTGCTGATAAGCAAAATTTGAACAATAGGATGTCATGCCCGTAACCAGACTTAATGTAGTTTGCAAATCTCCAGAAACATGACACCTATTTAAGGAGCATGCAACCAACAACTCAACTGGTACACGAACAGTGGTGTGTTCATCAGAAAATGTCTCAACAAAATCTGTTGATACCAACACACCAGTACGCGAAAATAACAAATCAAAGTATGCACCGTCTGCTAACTCATGCAACGGCACACGACGATGGTAATTAATTCGCCAATCAGTCCTATCATCACAACGAAGCACCCCACCAAATTTAACTTGATAAAAGAACGTCGGTCCAAGTGCCAACCCTAGCCCCTCACGGGTTTTAGAAACACATGCAGGAGCTACCAACTGCTGAATGAAACCTGCCGCTGGCCTATATAAACGATAATAAAACTCTTTCTCAGTATTTTCTCGTAAAATATCAGCTTGCTCGGCAAGATCCTCTTCCAATTTAGCAGCTGCAGCTTCAGCAGCAGCATTTTTCAAATCGGATTCAGCATCTTCTTCAGCCTTTTGCTCTTCAGCCTCTTTCACCATCTGCGCCTCCACAACCGCCTGCTTATCACGTCTACGATTCTCCTCGTGCACGTGACGCTCAGCTTTATGAGTAAAACAGTATGGATAAGGTTGCCCTGCCTTATCAAATGCTGTAAACTCCTCACAACCAGTCTTGGCACATTTCTGTTTGCTTAGATGTGGTGTACGAGTGCGTGCAAAGTCTCCTTTCCCCATTCCAAGGGTACTCGCTTTCTTTTCACGCACATCCTTACTACATCCAGCAACTTCAGTATTGCCATTCAGCGCGTGCATCACATGGTTATGATCTTCCGCATCGGCTAACCCAGCTGCACGAAAAGTTCGATCATAACTATTATACACGCCCTCCTGCCACACAGCGACAACGTTTTCACGGTGTCGGTGTATCTCTCTTGGTGTCAAAATCATAGGATGCTGAACTAGCCACTCAACACTAAGAAACTGTAGTTCTCCGGCTACAGTTACTGCATGGTTTTCTGCATAGCTCGGATCCTCAAGAATTTGCTCCACCAAAGATTCACGAAATCGCCAATACACCCAGTCATCTTGATAAGATTGCAAATCAATCTCAAACCCGTCACTGACACCAATTAGCATAGACTCCCAAGCCTCTGCAATATCGTGTCCTCGACGAACAAATGACTGGCCAGATCCCAATTGCGCGTGGATAGAATACTCTATCTCACCAAAAGCTTGCTCAAACGGATTGTCATCGCCTTGTACCTCATCAAAAATTTCACCATCACTACACTGATGTGTAATTTTATAAGGGCACAACCGGCGCTCCACAAACCGCTGAACACACATCTCGTCATTGCCGTGATCACGCAATAATATCTCATCGCGTTGCGCAAAGACGCCTACACAATAAGCAGGATCTATCCTATAGACACCGCTTAAACAATCATTATCCACGCAATCTGGCACCCAACATTCCAATGGCACAAAAGCCCCGCCGACCACACTCCATGGGTATGGTTCTCCACCTCCCCATGGGTTATCTATATTCCCATCTAGGTATCGCATACGCCAGTTAATTTCTTGTTGCACAACAAGAGAGTAACTATTTCGTGTCGTAATTACGAGACCCGTCTCAGGTATATATACAGTATGCGCTTCAACACGCATTACGGACATTTCGTGCCAATACCACGTGTCAAAAGACACAGGTAAAGCACGATATTCGAAATCCGCATTACCATGATCGGACATCATTTCCCGGTTATGCTTAAGTTGTTGGGCATGACCATAACCGTCTCTTTCCCGTCGATTTTTCTTGGTCTTGGCTTGTTTATCATGCATTTGACGTTGTTTCGTTTTACGTTTATTGCGATAATGCATGTCTTCTCGACGTGGGTCCTCAAACGTTCGCTGTTGTCTGGGGATTGATACAATGTCACCATCGTCAGTTAAGTCTTTGGAAACATACTTTTTCCCAACTGAACTGTCAGTCGTTTTCTGGCTGAATCCTCCCTTTGACCACGCTTTTTGTTTTCGGGTATCCATCATTAGAAAGAAATTTGCCCGCAGGTGGGACTTGAGTGATAAAATTTAATAGACCTTTAAATAACCCATGACAAAATCAAGCTACACTTTATTATGAAAGTAGAATTACATGCACCCTAAACTAATGTTTATTTTTGCCAACCTCAGGAATTGTAACCATTTTCTGGAATTATAACCTAAGGAATTATGACTCAAAACCTCCAAAAGGCCTTACGCAAAACATCATTTTCTATAATAACATTCGCTACAGATTTGTCAAACATGAATATTTGCTCAAGATATTCAATTGATTAAGTAGGTCTGGGCGTCACCCATTGCTGTGTCTACTTCCATAAAATGCACCGCTAGAATAGCACATACGTGCACTACAGACATTGACCTTGGCAATCCTCAGTGTACGAACATTACCCAATGAACATACACAGGGTACTCACCGTGCCGAAGCG